TTACGCATCACCATGCTAGGGTCATTGTCCATGTGCTGAACAACCCAGTTCTTGACTGTAGTAAACTCTTTCTTCTTCAGCGACGTGAGCAGAGCATCAAGATTAACGTCTGCAACATCCACAAGGATAGCAGAGTTAATGCTACCTGTGGCAGAATAACGCTGACACTCGTTAATAAGCCGACGCCAATCAGGATAATAACGCTTGGTAAGTTTAGCGAGAACTTTGTCTTCATACTCTACATTTTCATGAGTGAGAATAGATTTGAGGCGAGTGAAGAACTGACCCTGTAGTCCTGTTGCCTGTTCAGGTTTGATCCTGAAATCAACAACCGTGCAACGTGAGTGCAGTGGTTCAATGATCTTGTTAATGAAGTTGCAGGTGAAGATGAAACGGCAGTTACCATGAAACTCCTCCACAGCGGTCCTCAGGGACAGTTGCACATCATTAGTGGTATTGTCTGCCTCATCGATGATGACCACCTTGTGGGACGCTCCAGAGGTCAGAGAGACAGTCGTGGCAAACTGCCTTACACGGTTCCTCACGGTGTCTAGGAAGCGTCCTTCATCAGATCCATTGATCACGATGTAAGAGGCACCAATCTCCTCACACAGCGCCTTAGCGATGGTTGTCTTACCAACACCAGCAGTGCCACTCAACAGCAGGTTAGGTAGTTCGCCCTGATTGACGAAACCCTGAAACACTTGTTTGATAGTGTCAGGAAGAATACAATCCTCAACAATGTTGGGACGATACTTTTCAACCCACAGAAATTCTTTGCTCATAATTAATCAAAAACTGGCATAATACGTTGTCTCATTTCTTTGAGTTCTTCTGGATCATTACCATACTCACCCATATTCATGAGTACACAATCAAGGTAGCGTAAATCATTACGCTCAGCATCCATGGTAAAAGAATCACAATACTGAAGAATCTCTTGTGGCACATCTACGTGCCTATCATAATCTACAGTCATGATTATAATCAATTAGGTTCCAGTGCGATGTAGTATGTTAGTTCAACATCGTTATTAGTCCATTCGGAAATCAAGTGCTTGGACACTTTGACGGTATAATCTCCTGCAGTAGCATTAGAACTCTTGCCGAGAACACGAATGTTTTCAATCTTGACATCAAGAGAATAGGTGCCAGTAGAACAACCTGCCACGGTGAGATCGTAAGTATTACTGGTATCATTCTCTTTGTCACGAAGGATCAGTTTGATAGTATCTTCTCCTTCTGTTGATTGGAAGGTAAGATCAGGAAGACCATAGACAGCAGATGCTTTCTGCAATTGAATAAGTTCTTCTCCACTCAGATTAAACTGGAGATCAGCACCTGGAAACTTTACGTTCTTTTCTGGCGCACTTTTAAGAGTGATCTCAGGATCACTGAAGTAATACTTGGCACTAGTGCGCCCACCGCGAATGTTAACAAAATCGCTAGAGGTGAACTCGAGCTGAGGGTCAGTAAACAAAGTAATACCGCCAAGGAACTGACTAAGATCATAAATCGCGAAGTCAGTTGGAAATACTTCCTCGCTTGTGAATTTCGCGAGAATGTTTTCTGCATTGCTAATAGTTCGTACTGTGCTTCCTGAACGGAATACGATGGAGGAATTGATTGTGCTGAAGTTCTTGAGGACATCTAGTGTTTTTTCAGAAAGGATAACTTTACTCATTGATTGTAGGATTCGGTAACGTTGGTTTTGTCAGAGAAGTGTAGAAGGAGGAGACCGTAGTGCAGGATCTTGATAATGTCCCGACGTGCAGTTCCTTTTTTATCATAGCGTGAAGCGTACTTGAGGATGTTGCTTCTGCAAAATGCTTCAGCATCCCCACACGCTTCAATGAGATCTAACGTTTGAATGCTGTCGTTACCAGCAGAATAGTGTTGTCCATAGGTTCCAATAATGTAGTCACGAAGTTCTTGTAGAAGAACATCTTCATTGTATTTCAAGGTCATTTGTCCCAAATATACTCAATATTATTATGATAGCATTCAAATTCACTTCCGTCAATCGCCTGCATCTTTAGTTTGTATCCTTCACCACCCAGTATCTTACCTGAACGGTGTGGGCAATCTTTGAGGATTGCCACATGTCCGATGTAACCATGAAAATCATACCTCGTCATTAGTTTCCTCCTCTAGTGTTGTAACAGTGTCGTTGTTTACATCTGCATCAATCTTATCATAGAGTTCGATGAATGATTGCTTTGTCTCATCATCGAAACGATTGACACATACTTTGATTGCCTTCATACGATCACCCCAAATAGCATATGCTCTCATGATGTGTACAAGACGACGGGTAGAGATAACCTCATCGATACCACCATCAGCAAATGTTTTACGGATGATATCTGCCCAGTTAGCAAGGTTGGTGCAGAACTCTTCATCGTGCTTACCAACTGCAGCAGCAACACGAACAAGAATCTTAGTTTCAGTAGCAGGAGTAGGATACTCTTGCTCAAAGGTCAATGCAAAACGCTCAAGGAATGCTTCGTTGAGAACATTAGTACCGATGAAACGACCGTCATCAGAACCTTTACCCTTAGTGTTTGCAGTAGCAATAACATTGAATCCTGCTTTTGGTTCTACATAGCGACCAGTTTTCTTGAGGAAGACACCTTTACCTTCAAGAACAGATTGCAGACAGAGAATCTTGTTAGAGGCAAGGTCAACTTCATCTAGAAGAAGTACAGCTCCCCTTTCCAAAGCCTCAATGACAGGACCATTATGCCAAACAGTTTCGCCGTTAACAAGACGGAAACCACCAATAAGATCATCCTCGTCGGTTTCAATGGTGATGTTTACCCTAATCAGTTCCCTATTTAGAGCAGCACATGCTTGCTCAACAGAGAAGGTCTTACCGTTACCAGAGAGACCAGTGATGAAAGTAGGGTAGAAGATTTTAGATTGAAGAATCTTCTTTACATCAGAGAAGTTACCGAAGGGAACATAGTTCTCATCCTTAGAAGGAATAAGGTTTTGTTCAAAAGCAGGAGAAGCAGCAGGTGCTTGATATGTTTGCTCAAGTTTTTCCTGAAGAGTCAGGTTCCACTTGCCAATGCCTTGCTTGTAGTTCTTAAGACGCTTCTTTACAGTAGCATAGGAGCAATTGAAGTGCTCAGATGCTTCAGTCAATTGCTTTACGTTTACCTCAGTGCCAACCTTATCAGTAAGGTAAGTAACGAGGTCTTCAGTTGAAACGGGAACGGGAGCGAATGGCATGATGTGTTTTGTGTCGATGAATATAGTATAAGGGTTATGGGTGTCTTGTGGGACACCCATGGACCAGTTTGTCAACTGACATACTCGATGAAAGAGTTGAGCAGTTTTTTGTTGGTTGCTTTTTTGCTAAGCATTTTCTTGAATGCACGGGAGATCTCTCCCTTTTTAGCACCACTCTCAACATTGAATTCAACAGTATCATCTAACGCAGTGTTAGAGATAGCATACAGTGCAGTGAATGCAGTAGGGTTAGGGATGATAGCGGACTTCTCTTTCTTCCACTGTTTCTGTACTGCAGAGTAACCCTCAAAGTTTGCATACCTACCAACGAAGTTTGTAAGTTGTGATCCTGCCAAGATACGGAATCCGATAACATTTACACCAGGATTACGATCACGAACCTGTTGGATGAAAGTGTTAGTTACATTATCACCATCAAATTGAGTGTAGGTACGACCAGTTTTACGATCACGAAGAATCTGATACCAGTCAATACGACGTGCTGCAACTTTAAATTCATCTTTATGATCAAGATAGATCTCATGACCATATGCTGCACCACCACTCTCACCATCAGACAAGATGCAAACGTTTACTTTCTGTAAATCATTGTTCTGTTTGAACTCAGGGATGATGTAGTTCAACATTACAATTGCTTCGTTCAAAGGAGTTCCAGACAAACCAACACCAAAAGTTGCATTGTATGCTACATGATGTGTGTAGTAGTATGCTTCTCTGAATAGATTCAGACACATACGCTCATAGTCCTTTGAGTTAGAACGTGAAGAAACAAAGTTCATCATGTGGAAGAACTCTTGGTTGATGTAAACTTTGTTCTTCTCAAGACCTTTGTAGTCATAATCCATGTAGTTAGTTTCACCTGCCATGGAACGCTTTGCAGCAATCCACTCATTGGTGAATGCATAAACTTCAAAAGGAATCTGAACTTTCTTACAGAATGCAGTCAAGTTAATAACTTGCTTTACAGTTGCAAGAATTTCATTGCTCATAGAACCAGACCAGTCAAGCAAGAACAACAGACCGTGATTCTTACCATCAGGAATAACAGTTACTTTTTTGAAGATGTCATCATTGTACTTGTATGTGTGCAACTTAGCAGTATCAAGTACACCAGTTTTGGATTGACTTGCACGAGCATAAGCATCAGCAGATTTTCTGCACTCAAATTCTTTAACAAGATAGTTAACTTCTTTCTGAGATGACTTACGGAATTCTCTATATTCCTGATCAACTACTTCGTATCTTTCTGCTTCAGTTTGATTCTGATCAATCCAATCGTGGAGAAGAGACCAATCAACTAAGTGATTCTCAAGTTCAACTTTCTCAGGGATTTCAATGTAGATTGGATTACGACCATTAGTACGTGAGGAAAGATTCTCAGAAGAACTATCGAAAGAACGTTGAGTTTTAGAATGATCTCCACCTTGGGATCCATCTTCTTCTTCCTCTTCTTCTTCTATTTCTTCCTCATCTTCGTCGAATTCAGGTTCTGACTTAGGTTGCTGAGAACCTTGTGGCATTGATTGTGGTGACTGTTCTTCATTCTGTTCTTCAGATTCTTCCTCTTCACCTTCATCAGTTTCACCTTCTTCTGCAGATTCAGGAATAGGAAGTTCTTCTACTTGCTCAGTTTGGTTACTGAAATTGTAAACGTCAACAGCGATCTGCAGAACTTCTTCAAATGTTTCTGCAATATCAGTACGTGCAACAAATACTTTCTCTTCGATAGAGAATGGAATCAATGCACTAGCACCAATCTTGAAGTGAAGATTGATACGATCAATCAAACTGAACTTACTAGTGTCTTCACCTTGAATGCTGAAGAAATCTTTATCGTTAAGTTCTTTGTAACCAGCAGCAAATGATTTACGAAGACCAGGAAACTTACGCTTCATAAGTTTTTCGATACGTGCATCTTCGATGACGTTAACAAAATCCTTAGGGCAATCAGCAAGATCTCTCCAATCTTCGTTTGGTGTGAACAATGCATGTCCAACCTCATGTCCAACCAGCATGTCATAGACAGTGCCAGATGCTTTATCCCACTGAGGAAGGGTCAACACACGACGGTCAACATCAAAAGATGCAGTAGGAACCTTGCGGTGCTCAACAATCAAGTTCTCGGTTGCGAGCAATCTTGCTAGGTTGCCTTTGATTTCTTGTGTTTGCATGTGTCTCTGTTGCTGATGTATACAGCATAACAAAGAAACTGGTCATCCAACCAGTCCGTGTGTCACTTCGTTAACTGTCACCTCTAGGGTAGAATAGTTCTTGACCTTGTTCACTGTGATAGTACGGTCGAACTTATCGTCCATACCCTGCTTGTGACTGATTACAAACACTCTAGTGGTCTCGTCAAAGTTCCTCAGGATCCATCCTAGGTCAGATGTGCCAGATTGGTCAAGAGATCCGTCAAAGATCTCGTCGAGTATAAGGAGGTTAGTATCCACGCTATTCTTAAGCTTAGCAATACTACGCCAAGTGAGCAAAAGAGCGATATCAATACGAGCTTTCTCGCCTTCACTGAAACTATCATAGGAGAACACGTCACGGTATCTAGATTTGATTTGTTCCTCAAAGTTCTCATCAAGGGTGAAATTGACATAGAACTCCATCCTTTGTAAGAAATCGTTAATCAACTTATTCATAGTAGGAAGATAGGTCTTGATGATCCTTGTCTTAATACCATTGTCTTTAAGAAGTTGACTTGCTGTTGAAAGAACATCACGGTCCAATTTCAAAGTAGCTTGTTGCTTACTCAAATCTTTCTTATTATCGATAAGAGTTTCTAGTTTATTGTACTCTGCTTTCTTGTCAACACTATCACCTTGCAGGTTTTTGATCTCACGTTCTAATGTATCTACTTGTTTACGAATTGTCGTTAGTTGAAAATTAGTTTGAGAAATGGTAGTGTTGATATTGTTTACTTCAGTAGATAGTTCAGTAAACTTCGTGAACCTATTTTGTTCCTCTTCAATTGCAATCATGAGATCATTATAACCTCCAGACATTTCTTCAACCTTACCATGACCCTCATTTAATTTAAGGTCACGTAACTCTTTTGATATGTCTTGTGTACACGTAGGACACACATGATTGTCCTCGAAGAACTCAAGTTCCTTCTTGCATGTGTTCAACTTATGTGTCACCTTGATCAAGTATGTGTTCAACTTGTTCAATTTTTCATTGGACTTAGCATAGTCCTGCATTTCTTTATTAAGATTTTCGATTTGCTGTGTCAGAATAGCAACATCCTCAACACCTTGCATCTCGGTCTTCTTATATTCAAATATCTTTTCTTCTTTACGATCAATCTCTTCTTGATTTCTTTTCTCTAAGGTAAGCATGGTTTGCTTTTGCAATCCAATCTTGTCTCCCAGAAGATCAAGTTGATAATTAATCTCACGAATTTCGTCAGTGTTTTCACGAAGTTTATCCCTGAGAAGAACATTCATTGTAGAGAATACCTGAATGTCTAGAATGTCCTCAATGATATCACGACGTTGTGGACCAGGCAATTTCATGAATGGTACAAAGGTAGAAGAACCCAGAACCACAATCTGTGTGAATGACTTATAGTTCATCTTGAGGACATTTGCCTCAAAGTTCTTCTGTTGTTCGTTTACAGAACTCTCTTGATTCCACAGTTGTCCATTACAATAGATCTCAAACTTATTAGGTTTGATACCACGCACAACTTTATATTCTATTTTACCAATACGAAACTCAACCTCAACCAAGCAATCCTTTTCATTGATGCTGTTGATAAGAGATCCCTTACTAATCTTACGAAATGGTTTTCCAAACAGAGAAAAGGTAAGAGCATCAAGGATGGTACTCTTACCTGCTCCGTTGTTACCAACGATTAGATTTGTTCTTCCTGCTTCTAGATCAATTTCACTAAACACATTACCCGTAGAAAGAAAATTCTTCCAACGGATTTTTTCAAAAATAATCATTCTTCGGTATCTTCAGGTGGTATCAAAAAATCGTCAGGTGTGATGATAGAAAATTTCTGGGCACGGTCTTGACATGCTCCTATTATAACATGATCTTCCATTTCCACAACCTGCATTGGTGGATATTCTTCATCCTGCATCATCAGGAGGTATCTTTCTGCATCATCGTTATCAATCCAGATCGGGATGACACGATCCTCTGCATCATCAAAAACTGAGAACACACCATCGGGATGGTCCTCTAGAGTAATGATATACATTAGGCAACCTGACAGCTCTCAATATATAGGGTCCTCATAAGGGACTTAAGGTCTGTCTTGTCTACGGCAATCTCTACTTCATCAATGTACTCGTTAAGAAGAGTCATTGTATCTTTAGTTTCGATGTCTGCATCCTCTACATTATCTGCATCAACTAAGGTCTCAACAATTTTAACATCATGAGAACCTACGTTGTAAAGACGATCAACCAACGTTTCAAACATTTCGTAGTCACGTTTTTCTTCGACGATAAGTTTGATGAACTTGTCCTTATAATCAGACACATCGTATTTGTTGTAGTCAGATTCGATGTCGTTGTAATAGATCTTGTCGAAGATTTCATACGGATTTCTGACAAACTTAAGTCGATCACTTTCAGTATCGTAGATATGGAATCCACGAGGGTCCTTATAATCATTCCAGAACATCTGATAGGGGTTGCCAA